GTAAGAACCTGCTAGTCAAGCCCTTTGAAGGATGCGCTAAGGTGCTTCCTTCAGGGGCTGTCAAAGCCTATCCTGATCCCGGTACTGGTGGAGCACCGTGGACAATCGGATATGGTGCCACAGGCCCTGGGATAGGCCCAGATACGGTCTGGAACATGCAACAGTGTGAAGAGGCCCTAGACGAGCATCTAGAGTACTTCCATGCCGGTGTTCTGAAGCTGTGTCCTGGCTTGAAGGATGAGCCTCCTAGACGACTAGCGGCTGTGATCTCATGGGCCTACAACTGTGGTCTAGGTAACCTCAGAGTCAGTACCTTCAGGAAGCGTATCAATGAGAAAGACTGGGACGGAGCAGCCCAAGAGTGTTTGAAGTGGAACAAAGCAGCCGGTAGGGTTCTAAAAGGACTTACTAGGCGTAGACAGGCTGAATCTTTATTGTTGAGGTAGACATGTCAAACTTATTTAATCCAAGTAGTCTTTATGAACTTTTAGCCAGATATGGGGCTGTGCCTCAATGGTCTGGACGAAGCCCGTATTCTTCTGCGTCAGGGGAGTATGAAACAGACACAAATAGGATTGTAGCGCCTGATCCAAGTATGATGAGGTATCCTGAACAAGCCACTTCTACTTTAAGTCATGAAATGTCTCATGCTGTTCAGCATCAGCTGTTTTTTGACGCGGCTAGTAGAATTCAAGCTAAAGTAAGGAACAAAGAAAAAATTTCTAACGAAGAAAAAATATTCTTAGAAAATGCTAAAAAAATGTATGGTTCTTCGTTTACTACTGTAGGAAACGCGGATAGAAAAAAAGAACAAGAAAGTAGAGAAAATTTAGATTCCGCATTAGCTAAAATGTATAGGCCTTCTGGGGCATCTGGAAAGATGTCTGATTGGGATTATTATAGGACAAGGCCTATTGAACTACAGGCTTTTGGTGTCGGTAGAATGACGCAAGGAGGAAAGCAGCGACAAGAAGCAATCAATCCTACAGATAATCCACACTTAGACCCTTCTTTTGCAACTGAGTTTGCTATTTTGATGGAGCAGTTTAAGGGACTTCCGGAAGATGTAAAAACAAGACCACAAAAAAGAGACGATTTCTTACGGACGCAACGAGAGGCTCAAGATAAAAAACCAACATATCAGTTTGTTGACATAACTGCCGATCCTTTTAAGTCATCCATCAAATAATTAAGCCCCTGTCAAGGTTCCTTATCGGGAACATTGCAGGGGCTTTTTCATTTATTCATCGAAAAATTCACCGATCAGGATCATTAGGAAGGGAATCTTAATGATCAGACCAACGAAACAGACTGTTACCTCTTTACCGTCATCGTCAGCGATACAGTAACGATTGATCTCGTTATGTTCGATGTCTAAGCCGATACCGAGTCTAGGCTGTATGAGCCAACTCATGGGATTTCACAGGCACCAGCAGTGCAGGACAGTGTTTGAACACCTTCTACATTGTCTGTACCTTCCTTGAATGCTTCCCAATCGATACCTGTAGGCATTGCAGCCTTTAGACGCTCATACTCCGCAGCATCAATCGTTTCATACGGTGCTTGTTTATAAGTCCCTCCGTCCATAGGTAGGAAAGACACGCCTGTAATATCATCAAAGTTCTCCCACACCCAAGCACCGACAGCAGGCCATTCACGCTCCTGGACACTGATGGTCACAGAGGGCTTATGCTCACAGTAGTGCTTCTGGTACAACAACCACAACCGAAGATGCTTGATAGCATCCAAATCCTCACGCAACAAAGCTCCTTCAGCCACAGCCACAGGAAAACTGAACACTGTGGTGCTATCAGGCTTGTAGAAGTCAGGCTCCGAAGGGAATCCCTGAGACTTCAGGAATGCAGTTAGAGGGTCTTTATTATCGGATCGAACACGGCGAATATAATAGCGATCATGTTGAGGATGAATACCACTAGCAGTACCCGTGAGTTGAGAAACGGTGCCCTCCGGTTTGATAGCAGTGATAGCAGTACTCCGGTTGATACCAAGAGCATCAGCAAACTCAGCATTGACAGCAACAGCGTATTCACGAAGTTTCTCCAAGTTAGTAGGCAAGTTAGGATCATCAGGATTGTTCATCCGAGGATTGTCCAAGATGCCAGTCATTGACACACCAAGCAAGCGTTCTTCTTCAGTGTTCGTCTGCCATACCTTCCTCAGGTACGGGAAGTGCGTAAGAGTTGACTGAAATGTTCCCAGGATAGTTGCAATACGCACTTTACGAGCAAGAGCATCCCAATCATCGCCACTACGGACAACAACAGAAGAAAGATTACAGAACTGATAAGGCCGCAGAATAATCTCAGAACAGGGGTTAGTTCCCCATTCCTTGCCCAGTTCCCTACGACCATTCCTAGATGCTTGAGCTTCTGAAGCATAACGATTGAAGATACCTCGCTCACCAGAGTGTGATTCATAAATAGACGACCATTCACGCATAAACTGACCAACAGAAGGCTTGGTGTCGTATACAGCACTGTTATTAGCCAGTGCCCGTTGTGCGTTACCGTCCCACCAGTTACCTGCCTTAGCATGAGCCATACGATCATCGCTAAGGTCAGACAAACTGATCATTGCAGAACGCCGTACCCCGCCCACAACCACGACCTCTCCAATCTTGCAAAGAATGTCGTGTGCCTCCAGGCTAGTGAGTTTACGCCCCGCAGCACCTCGGAACTTTGCAACTGCGTATTTAAACAAGTCGTTAAGGGGCTCAGGCCCACTAGCACGACCCCCGAAGGTCTTGAGACGCGCCCCCGCAGGACGAACCGCTGACACATCCCACTTAGGAATCTCACCTGCGTATAGCAGGGCGATAACCTGTCGGAGTGCCTTTGCCCATCCTTCCTTGGAGTCACGCACAACAACAACAGTCTTAGACTCAAACAGACTATCAGGTACTTCAGGAAGTTTATTGACATACTTTTGCTCCACGCTAAACCCTACGCCTGTACCGCACAGCAGGATGTACATGGCCTCATCGAAGGCTTTAGGATCATCAATGGGCAGATACGAGCAGTTGTAACCTGCTACATTCTGTCGCTCCAGGGCATCACCAGAAGTCATCAGGGCACGCATGGAAGGCATTACCTCCAGTCGTTCCACTGCACCTTGCAGTTCTTCACGCAGGTCTGCACCCATCGTGAAGTTATGCTTTTCCTTCAGGTGCTTCTGCATGAAGTCAAAGTAGCGATTGACTGTCTCAGGCCAATGCTCTCGGCGGCCTTTATCATCCAAGAACCGGGAGTACCGAGACTTAGCGATGTAGGTTTGATAGGGGCTCATTTGCATTATTGTAGTTCCTTTTCTATTTCTTCTATGGCATCTTCGATTACATCACGGAAACGATCCACGATGTCTTCAGTCTTCAGGTCAAGCAACTCAAGGATCGTTACTTCATCAAGCTGCTTGAGTCTGTCAATTATATCTTCAAATGTTAGACTCATTCTTGTTAATCTCCCGATCCAAATACCATCGGGCTTTCTTCAAGTCTTCAAGTCGCTTTCCTTTGTGGTCTGCTCGTGCTACATACTTGATTACATTCCCTAGATTGTATCCTAACTTCCACGATTCGATGGCTTCAATGGGCTCTAGTCCTACATTGTAGTGCTTCGGTTTGTTGACTACATCCTCTTGGAAAGTACTCTTATCAGCCCACTTAGCGAACCCCTTACAGCTTACACAAGGCTCTTCTACTGGCGATTTGAACTCATAAAAGCAAGTCATGCAGTCTTTACGCTTTTCCATATTTCTTCTCCTGGCGAGCTTTAAACGCTTCTTCTGCCGTATTGTGTAGTCCACAATAGAACTTTTGATAATTCTTCCAAAAGTAGCTTTCATACTTACCTGAAGATTTATGAAAACTTACCCCTTTAAATCCTGTTTTATTTGTTTTAAATAAACGGGCCTTAGCAATATTTTCTACTTGCGTACATCCTTGCAAGTTTTCTATTTTATTGTTCTTTAAGTCCCCATCAATATGATCAACAATTTCAGGAAAATATCCATTATGATACAGAAAAATTAATCTATGCAGTAGATATGAGTGGCCTTCAACTGCTAGTTTTCTGTATCCTCTGGAAGTAGTGATAGATTTATCAACACAAGTTCCTTTTAAAACAAGTCTACCATTTATTTCATCGTATTCAAATTTTGTTTTTAGTTTTTTCAATAGATACTCGTTTTCTACCTCCATACTTTTCTCCTAAATATTCTATACTAAGAAAAAGCTCGTCAAAGTGCCCGTCAACGACCTCATTCAAGACCACTAAGCCCCTCCAATGACGGTTGCTAAGTTGATCCATATAACCCTCATCGTGAAGATAATAAGACCCAGCAATAATCCCGCAGATAGACTTGCCATCAGCAC